AGGTTTTACTTGTGTATCAGGTATTACTAGATGTCTCTTCATTTCTTACTCCATCCGGCAGGGCAGGTCTCTGGTGTGTACCATGTGAAACCTTGCTTCTCTGCCCACTCTTGCATGGTGTATCTAGTCCCGTCACTTCTACGTCTTGCTCCGGGCATTGCTGTCCTTGGGTTCTGGAAGACAAATACCAACTCCTCCTTCTCGCCAAGGCAGTTGCTGATGTCAACATATTTCCTCGCTTCTGCGCGGTCACGGAACCTTCCTTTTGCTTCGATGTAAATTGTGTACTGACCGTTCTGGTAGATGAAGTCAGGCTCGTATGTCTTCACTTGCGTGTACGTTAACGTCTCACCGTGGTAAGCACAACGCTTGAACTTCTTGTGAAGATCATACTCAAACCAGCTATCATAACCTTTCGGTATGTTCCTTTTACTTCTCTTCAACAGGAGGCTCCCATAGTTGATCAGGCTCACGACGTAGCCATAACAGTCTAGCGTTTTCGATGACACGTTCTTCGCTGTCTAACAACTCAATGCACTTGTTGTACATATCAATCTCTGACAGATCTTCAAGTAATTTCTGTGATTTCTTCTCACCAATACCATGTACTCCTACGATGTTATCGGCCTTGTCACCCATGATGATCTGACGGTAGAAGAACAGCAGCCCTTCATCCTCAGAGACGTTGTACAAATCTTGCTTGTTAAAGTTGTAGTGCTTGCCCGGCACTTGGTTGAAGTCCTTGTCAAGGCTGACAATGATACTGTCAGGGATAGCGGTAGCGTCGATAGCAATCAAGTCATCAGCTTCCTCACCCTCAGATACCACTGCGTTCCAGTCTTTGATCAAGTACTGTCGTATTGCTTCCAAGTGTACAGGCTTTTCCTTTTCCTTACGGTTACCCTTGTAAGGCTCAGTCACAGCGATGTCGTGTCTGAAGTTACCTTTACCTGTCAGGTAGACTTTGTAGTCTGGTTCGCCATCTATCAGTGTGTAAAGATGACTGATCAGATCAGATAAGAAACTGCCCGTAGTATAACAGGCAGTCTTTTCTGACTCATCATTGCACTTGAACGCACAGCGATAAGCTACAATGTCACCATCAACGAGTATCACAACGCAGCTTCTTCTGAGACGGCGTTGTCAGTGTACTCGATGAGGTTAGTTACTTTCATCTTGATCATAGACGGTGAACGTCCAGTACCAACAGACCAATCGTAGTAACCAACAACAGCGACGGCTTCGGAACCGTTAGCAATCAACACATCCTCCGGTATCTCGACACCGTTCTCATCTGTCAATCGCATAGGGTTGTTAGACTTCATCGTAATGAAGAACTCCCGCTCGTCACCTTTGTTGCTCGGTGCAATACCCATGTCTTCGATAGCCTCAACAGCTTTCTCGCTGAGGTTACCTAGCTGGACTTGATACTTGTTACTGAACTTGTTGAGTTTGTTACGCTCACACCAGTAAATTGTACCGCGTACAGTGATGGGTTGTGGTTTAGCTGTAGCCATAAGTTTCTCCTAGTGAGTTTCAGCCCAATTGTTACCTACTCTATACTCGCCGTCTAAGGGACACCGTAGGTTTAATGTCTCACCGGCGATTCTGATTGCACGTACACCGATACGTCCGACTGTATCAGCATAGTGTGCTGGTGTTTCTATCTGCCACTCGTCATGTACGTTGGCAACAAATTTGTGTGGAATGTTTCGTAGCTTGTCAGCTAAGTGTACCACCGCTTGTTTCATAACGCAAGCCCCAGCTCCCTGCAATTTCGTATTCAAAGCGGCGTGTTGCGATCGAACCCTGAGCTTTCGTCCGTCAAGGCCAACAAGTACGCCTGATTCAGCCTCTCCGTTAGTGTCTCCTCTAAGTCTTTCAAGAGCTGGCGTGTTAGAAAGAAATCTTTCTTTAAGCCTTCTTCCAGTATGACTATTTCCTCCGACGATAGCTCCGATCTTAGCATCTCCGGCTCCATACAGAAACGCATATATGAATGTCTTCGCAAGAGATCGTGTCTCAAGTCCCGCTGCTCGTTGATTAGCTGTATGAATATCGCCATTGAGGATTTCATTTGTATAGTCTTCGTCATCCATGTAGTGAGCTAACATACGTAGCTCTAAACCGCTGGCGTCAATGCCAACCAATACGTTACCTTCGTCTACTGTCCAACACTGACGGCACTCAGTACCGAACGGCGCAGACACGGCAGGAACCTGAGCCATGTTAGGACTTTGGTGTGTCATACGCCCAGTCACAGCACCGTTGGTGATGACCCTACCATGCACTCTGCCGTCATCCTTGACTGCTCCCAACCATGAATCAATCTGAGCCACGCGTTTCTGTAGCATCATGTAACGTGCAACAGCCTTAGCTTCTGGTCTGTCAATACCTTCAAGTACCTTCTCGTCAACGATGATGTTACCTTTCTCGGTCATCTTGTTGAACGTCACGCCCAGCCCCTTCAGTCGCTCTGCTATCTGCTTGCGTGATCCGGGATTGAACACTGTTACCTTGTCCTTCAGCCGCTTACCAGTCTTCTCAGACCAGCGTTCTTCAACGATAGGCGGGAAGATCTCTTGCAGCTCAGCTTCGATACTGTTCATCTCAAACATCAGATCCATCATCAACGAGTGAGCAAAAGGTATGTCAAGCTTGAACCCGTTACGCTCCTGCTCAGTCAAGATCCAACCAACACGGTGCTCAAGATCGATGGACTGTTGAGAGAATCCCTCGGCAGATAGTTGTAACTCTAGCCACTGGTGTACACGCTCAGTCAAGTTAACGTCAGCGATACAGTACTCGATCATCTCATCAGTCAGTCCGCCGTCGTAGTCGGTGAAGTCTAGTTTTCCTGTTCCTCCAAGTATTGTGCCCCAGTTACGCAGAGAGTGCCCTCCGTCTTGGCTGGGGTTGTACAGGCGGGAGAGGTAAAGAGTGTCAACAACGCGATCCCGAGTAATACGTATGTCCCAAACACGATCGAGAACGTGACAATCGAAACCAATAAGGTTGTGTCCGATGATTTTGTCTGCTTCATTCAACACTCTCCGCAAAGTATCGGCTGTAGTGTGGACTTGAATACCTGTCGTCGTACTCGTTACTGCACACCAGATCGTTGAGTGATCCAAGCTTGTTTCGATATCCAAGTAACATATATTCACGGTACGCCTCGTTAAGTTTGTCTTGTTGTGGGTCACCAAAGGTCTCGTGTGTCACCATCAACTGTTCCTGTTCCAATATCCAATTCCCAATCTTGCTCATGGTAAATAGTCTCCTCTAAGTCAGCAAGTGTACGCAGATCTGCTCGATCAACAACGTCACCGTCGTCTAGACTAACAGACAAGCATCTGTTGCACAAGTCTACAAACTCTTGGCTAACAGCATACCTCCTCGTTGCCTCGTAGTCAGTCAGCTCTACGTCACACGCTATACATCTCACAAAACTTTCTCCTTGGTTTCTTCTCGTTGTGTCAGTCGTCCTGTCGCTTCGTTGTAGAACACCTCACACGCCTTGCCTGTCTTACCAGTGTATCGGTTCTTCAACACACGCAGCACGGTCGTGTTCTTGACAATGGGATCGTCAGCCTGACTGTTACGTTCTGCACCAATGACTGCATCAGATAGCTGTGCAATCGACGCAGAGCCACGTAGCATACCCAGACTGGTGACAGCACCATCCTCCAACTGCTTGCCTTCCGGTCGTCGTAGGTGACTGACCAGAAACATACAGATGTTCATCTCCTGCACAAAGGTTCGCAGTTTAGTCATGATCATGTCCAGTGCTCGGCGTTCATCCCCGTTACTTTGATCGGACACCAGTATTGATACGTGATCCAGCACGATGTACCTTACCCCCAGTACCTTAACAAAGTATCGCATACGTCCTAGTACGTTTTCAATCTCGTTACTACCGAAGTGTTCCCACAGGTAGACACGGTTCTCATAGTCCATTGTATCGTACACCAGATCGATGTCGGTGTCATCATACTCACAGTCTGGTAAGTGGATAGGCTTGTTCAACTCCAGCCCTACAAGGCCACGCATGGTACGCTCAGGCGTCTCCTCAAGGAACATCAATCCAAGGTTGTCTTCGGACTGAGCCATGATGGAGCTGACTATCTCACGCAGTAACGTACTCTTACCCAGACCAGAGCCAGCACAGATCGTCACCAGCTCAGCCATGCGTATGCCGTACAGGTGTTTGTTTAGTCCCTCGAAAGGGTACTGCACCTTGGCCTTTGTCAGTGGCTTCTTGATCAGCTCACGCAACTCACCGGCACCAACGATACCTTCAGGTGTGTACGGCTGTGCTGACCAGAAGGCTTTGGTGTAAGCGTCAGCTTGGTTGTTGATCAGGTAGTCACACGCATCCTTGTAACCGTTGGTGTGCTTAACAATCTTGGCCTTGTTACCGAACAGATCAGCACATTCCTTGGCGGCCTTCTGCCCCGGTTCGTCAGCATCAAAACAAATAACCACGTTCTCAAAGCTGTTGAGCCAGTCGTAAAAGAGACGGCAGTCCTTCGCCGCAGACGTAGCACCGTTGCGTACACTGACAACAGGATACTGACTGCCTGTCATCTGGTATGCCGCCAACGCATCGAACTCACCTTCAACGATGGTCACATAACGTCCACCTTCAGGGAACAGGTGTTGTCCGTACAGCCCTGCGTTCTTCCAGTCACCAAGGATACTGAACCGCTTGTCAGGTGTCCGTACCTTTGCAGCAACAGGCTTTGTTGGATCGTCAGGGGCGTAGTAACCAAACGTCATGGTGTCACCGTTCTTCAACGCAGAGTAACGCTTCGCCGTTGTCCCAGTGATGAGACGGTCGGTGATGGTACGGTACTCTGACGTGATCAGACGGTGCTCAGTCTGACTAAACGATGGCTTCTTAGAATCTTGAGAAACGTCCCCCAATACCCGTATGTTGTCCTTCGCCGCTGGCGTAAACGTGTTGCAAACAAAACACTTGCTTGACCCATCGTCGTTGTAGCTCAAACCGTCTGAGCTGTCGCAGTCAGGACAGGGTTTATGTGTCTCAGTGAATGGCATTATCAGCTCCTAGATCTTTGTAACGTGCGAGCAAATCTTCCTCGTCGAGTTCATCGTAACCCACAGCTAAGAACGTACCAACCATGTTGACCATTTCACCAACAGTCAATCGTTCCAGATCATACTCAACTAACTCATTGATGATGTCATCTTTACAGATAGTCATTACTGTTAATCCTTAATAAAATTAATAATAAATTTAACATTACTGTTGACTTTACAGATATAGTTTACCACGTTTTAAACACCGTGTCAAGCTGTTCAATAACGATCTGTTCCATGTCGCCGATCTGCTTGGCATTCAACAGCGGCATGATTTCTACGTCACCCCACTTGATGCTAGTGATCTCTGTTAGCTCGCCGTCGTAGTCAATGTCGTACTCGATGTCAACGTCAGCGAACAGTGTAACGTCCTCAACTTGTAGTGTTTCAATCATGATTTGATCTCCCGTAAATACCTGTGGTGTGTGTAAAGTTTTTGTTGATTCCACGGCCTGTCTTCAATGTCTTTAGGTGAATATTCTTTACCCAGAATGGTTTCCAAACCCTTTAACATTAATGACAGATCAAAAAAGTTTTGTTTAAAAAGACAATAATCTTCTTCATCATATCCGTTGTTTTCTGCCATTAAATGGTCGCTAATAATCTTTAACTCCCACCACGTCCAATGCAGTAACGTGTCTAGCTCTTTACTAACTTCACTCGTGTCGTATTTCACAAAACCTCCTTTATAGTCTTGACAATTCGATAGTACTTGTTTGTTATCTCAGAATACATCTCGATGTAGTCCCTTGCAAGGTACAGATCGTCCGTTGTCCACACGTCAGACCAGATGTCATCTTGAACCTGCACGGTGTAGCTCACGACTGTGCCGATGTCTGGTTTGTTGTTGGGTTGCAGCATTGTTGACATTACATATACTCCCATTGGTTGTCGATGTCCTCGGTTGTTTCTACGCGTAGCCAGCCCAGAGCAAGGACGTGGCTCGTACCTCCGTAGATGTCGCCGGGCACATAGAACGTACCGATCTTGAAGTAGCCTGTCAAGAACACGTCGATGACTAGACCGTTGATTTTAAATACGAGGCCGCTGTAGCCGACCCCGTAGTACTTAGATGCTCGCATGATTTTCATTTGTCAACCCCTATCGTAGCTTAACAAAACAAACGGTGTCGTCTGATATCTTATAGCATGAGTAACGTCCTTTGAGATAGTTTGACGCGCTTGCTTGAATCTTTGGCTGATCGTCAACGTTTGCCGTAAACCACTCGTTCGGCTTCATAGACTCGAATAGATCACGCCACGCGCTACCACGTCCTCGGTAGTTTAACGGCTCTGGTGCTTTCTTAGATTGTACTTTGTAATGTGTCATGGTAATAACTCCTAGTTATCGGGTGGATTCCCGTGACGCCTCTCGGCGTTTCGTCTAGTGTCCCTCTAGACTCGTCGGACGGGCTTGCGTGTTGCTCCTCTCGGTTTGGTTGTCAGTCTCTCGTGTAGCCAACAGAAGCCAAACCACAAGGCGAAGAAGGTAAATAAAATTGTGATGTCAAGTAATATTGGGTTCATATGTCCTCCGATCCTTCGTAACAGTAAAGCATACCTCTGTGTGTGAACACACGGCTCTGTGCGTCCTCAACATCGCGATCACACAGTACTGCGATAACGTAATCTACAGCCTCCTCTTTCCATGTCTGTATGCTGTAAACACCCCACGCTGGTTCTTCTGGATGGTCTGACATTCGTGACGCCTTTGATACTTTAAAAGCGTCGTAGTACTCATTTGTTTTTTGGCATGGGTAATAAATCATGCTACCGTCTCCTCTGCTATTTCAATATCAACAATTTTGTCTAACACTTTCACACACAACAACCCAAACTCGCTAACAGTAAAAAACCCCATGTCATAAATGTCTGTAAATATTCTATCAAGGTTCTCCAACTCCGCAACACTGTTGGCTTTGTTGATTCGTATCACTGCCGATTGATATTCCTCTGTCATCACGCCACCTCCTCTGCTTCTTGCACTGCTTCCTCGATAAACTCAACCCAGATATGATAGGCGATCTGACACATTAGCGTGTCAACTGACAACGGCTTACCATTCAAGTCCAGCGCGGTTTCACTTGCTCGCTCGTATCTATCCCAGTCCCACTCTCTAATATAATTAACAAAATCCCAAGCACTCGAATAATAGATAACCTCTCGCCGTCCGTCTGAGTATTGGTGTATCAGATCGTAATTATCTGAATCTGTTTCCTGTTGGATCTCTTTCGCGATTGTTCGCGCTTCGTTTAAGTAATCACCATAGTTCATGTCTGTTTCTCCGTTGTTTACCCAGACGCCTCGCGGCGTTTCGCTTGAGTCTCACAAGCTCATCAGTGGGTTTATCGGTTGCGACGGCGTCGACGTTTTGGGTACTGATCTGGTATCGCGAGCGTGGTCAGTAATCCAATGACAGTAAGAGTCAACAATCCGTAGATTAAAAATAAATCGCCAAGCATCTTTTGTTTCTCCGTTGTTTGTGTTGATAGGTATATATTAAGTCTTGACTTTTGAGAATGCAATATCTTTTTGAAAATACTGAAACAGAAAACCATTCACGATATGAATAATGTTTTTGAGTTGCGTATATAAAAGATCGCCTGCGCGCGTCTAACATGGCAACGATACAGTGTCAATACTGTAAATCTATACAGTGTTCTACGTGGAACAAGCTTCTGATCAGATGCCTATGAAGCACCAACCCAGACTCTCACCCCTTGCATTCTGCGTAGCTATCTGCATTGCATTCTGAATTGTATCTTGCATAGCTTTTTGCGTTGCATTTTGCGACTCTGCGGAGGGGCGGGGGAGGGTCTTCGTCGTGTGCGCCGCTGTATGTTACTACTCAGACACAAAAAAGAGTAAAATTAGAACCTTATATAACCCCTAGTTATTAGAACAGAATCTATAATGAAAACAAGGACTTAACTAGTGCAGAAACTTGACCGTGCTGGTACAGTTTAAAGGACAATGTAAATTAATTAAAAATAATGCTTGACAAATCATTAAAAATATGGTACAATAAATAGTGTATTATGTCTTTAAAGATACATTACTGTCACGGTAACGCACGGTAATGATAAATATTTAATAATTATTATTAATGTTAAACGGTAATGCACGGTAACGTGTCTTTAAAGAGTCTTTAAAGAGGTATTTTATGTCAGATGTTGACAACCCTCCTCGCCGAAAGCGTGGAAGACCGCGTAAAAGTGACGTAGTTGCAGCTAAAAAAGGTAATCGTAACGCTGTTGGTCGCCCAAAGGGTGACGCTGCTGTCATTAATGAATACAAAGCACGGATGTTGGCGTCACCAAAGTCCAGAAAAGTGCTTGATTCTATCTTTGACGCTGCATTAAATGATGATCATAAAAACCAAGCAGCAGCATGGAAGCTTGTTATGGACAGAATACTTCCTGTTGCGGCGTTTGAAAAGGATATTGTTAAAGATGGTGGTCGTAGTGCCATTCAGATTAACATTACGGGTGTTGGTGCAGTAGATATTCCAGAGCCAACAGTCATAGAAGGCGAGGTCGTTGATGAGTCTTAAGTATTTTAAGCGTGAAGAGTTTGACTGTAGTGTCAGCGGCACTAACAACATGGAAAAAGACTTTCTTGAAAAGCTAGACAAGTTGCGCGGAGCGTGTGGCTTTCCCTTTGAAGTAACTAGCGGGTATCGACACCCAACACTTCATCCCATAGAACGAAAAAAAGACATACCGGGAACACACGCGCAGGGGATTGCGGCAGACATAAAAATAACAAATGCCGCCCACCGCCACGCTATTGTCAGCAAAGCACTTGACATGGGTTTTACAGGCATTGGTGTTGCTGATGACTTTGTTCATGTTGATACTCGTGGTACTACTCCTGTTA